AGACAGGTCTAAAGTTAACATACTCTGGAGAGAGCAGGTCTAACTCTGGATCTACACCAGCACTATTGTCAAACATGTCTGATACACCGAAGACGTCTCTTACTAGTAGGCTCTGCTCCACTGAGGAGAAAGAGTCACCAGCTTCACTATACGTCAATACCTTAACTGTAGAAGCTCCGTAAGCTATAACTAGCACACCATCAATAGCAGCAAAAGAAACTCTGCTTGGACTGGAGCTTAGGTTGTCTAGAGCAAACGTATGCTTTACAAAGGAGTTTGAGGCTAGTGTAGCATCAGCCCTATCAAGTATATATGCATACCCTTGTAGCTGGATAACTGTAAACACCTTGTCTGGTATGTCTGCTACGTCCTTCCACTCATAGGCAACTACCTGTAAGTCTCCTAACACAGAGGTGTCAAAGGTCACTGGATAGTCACCTAGTCCATCCTCATAGTCCATCCCTAGTCGTCTACGTCTACTACCATCTCTGTTTAGTACAAAGTTAGATTCATCGAGAGAGGCATTCTCTGGGAAAGTAAGAGGACTAGCCTCTGTTACAAGACCTCCTACAAACGTGTTAAATTCACCCGTTTGACTGTTTACTGGCATTAGACTTTACCTTTGATTTAAAACTCTCTTTATAAAGATCAATTGCTTTCCTAGCCTCTAACTCAGACGTGTACATACCAGTCAATACTGTAGGTATACTACCTTTGCCGTTGAGCCCAATCTTCTTGTTACGAGCATCATCTGCTGTCTCTATTGAATAGTCTTTATATATCATGAATTGCTTCCTTGGAAAGTTGGATCTCTACGGGCCTTATTGCCCCTTCGACCATAGTCTGGGTATTGTATCCCACCACCAACACGTCTTGCTTTACGTGCTAGCCACTTCTGTTGTCTACCTGACTCTTGCTCTGCCTTCTGATCTACAGTCTGCTTGAGCCTAAACATAGCCCTAGACTTAGCTTCTTCTACTAATGCTGTGAAAGCATCATCAGGAAGGTCTGGTATGAACGTATCAGCTACAGTCCAAGTAGGAGCTACATAAGCTTGTGCTTGCACCTTAGACTGTTGTAGCGTTGTATCAACAGCACTATCATATGAATCAAAGACCAAGTGCTCATCATCAAATGATGTATAGTATGTGGGGGCTGTATCATTACGTATGAAGAACTCTACACCACCAGTGTCAGAGATAGTCTCTACTTCAGCTGCTGTATCATTCTGTTGGTTAGTCTTATGTAGGAATTGGTCAGGCTGTAAATACTCTACAGGGTTGTAACGTTTACGTGTATCGGTTACTTTAGCCTTGTTGTAGTTTATAAAACAAAGCTCCTTTATCTCATCCTGCACTTTCATGTGTGTGGGCTTACTCGTATCACCTATACCACTTATCTGTATAGAGCGTCTCAAGTGAGGCCAGTTTCTATTACTCATCATTGAGTAGTAGGTTGACTTAAGTATAGAGACTACTTGTTCAGCCTCCACCGTATCATCTATAGACTCTACTTCATCAGAATCCATATCGCTCAGGATCTCCTGAACCATGTCTAATAGCGTTCTCTTCATGTTCTCTCCTACGGGTTATTATGCAACGCCCTAATAAACCAGCCATTAACCTTAACGGTTGTGCCTGTCTTGCTAGCACTAGCTAGGACACGGCCAGGGTTGTTAAGAGTATTTGCGTCTCCCATGTATACGGAGAACATGTGAACCTCTTGGTAAGACCCAGCAGAACTGTGATCCTTGTCAGCTACAATTGTAAGTTGGTAGGGAGTTCCCCCTATACCTAACTCTAATATTAGGTTAATGTCTGTATTGGTAGTGCCTGTAGTAAACTCTACATCAAAACGAATGTCTACAGTGTCCCCAAGTTTTAATGCACTTCCTCCATTGAAGGAGAACCTGTCTGTTGAAACGTTCCATACGTTAGCTAAGTCAGCTAGTGTGTAATTGAGGTTTGTAAAAGGCCCTAGCCCATCATTAGTTAGCTCATACTGTGTGTTTGCAACAGTTAGGGCTATGGGGGAAGAGGCAGTGGCTAGATCGTTATAATCATAGATGCCCTGACTAATAGTGGGAGCAGGAGTAGTAAAAGCTGCTGCACCACCTGTAGAAGTTAATACTTGTCCAGTGGTAGAAGTAGAGGCTCCTTTAGCTTCATGTAGCTGTGCCTCTGGTATATTTATATGCTGTATGTCTGCCATTTACTTTCTCCAAGGCAATAAAAAGGGGGAGAAGGAAAACTCCTTCTCCCCCTCTAGGTTTAGTCTTATACTCGTGAGTACTTGATAGTAACCTTAGCCTTACCAGCGCCAGCAGTTACACCAGCAGTAGTTCCACTTACAGCAACACCAACAACTGTGTCAGCAGCTAGAGCAGCAGTTGCTACCCAAGTACCACCACCTGTTACGTCGATAGTAACACCAGTAGCATCTGGGTTAGCAATAGCTACACCGTTAGTTGCTTCTGAAGTGTCAGTACCAATACTGAAGATGTTATCAGCATTACCTAGTGTGAAGGCTTCTGTTACATCGAAGATAGCCTCACGGAAGATAGAACCGGCTGGAAGTGTTAAAGCCGTATTGAAAGTGGTAGCGCCTGCAAAGTCATCACCTGTGATATAGATGGTAGCTTCTTTCTCGCTAGACATGTCTCCTGAAAGGAAACCTCCACTAAATACTCCACCAGACTCAGTCTCAACTTGACCATAGCTAGCATGAACTTCTTCAGTTACATTGCCGCCATTAGCGTTCCCGAAAGAACTTGTTTCATAACCCATTATATTCCCCTTACGCTATAGCTGTTGCTGAAGTGATGATAACACCTAAGGTGTCTACTCGTTGTACACCTAGACCAAAGCGTGCTCGTACTACGAACTCGTCTCGTGCTAGATCCTTATTACGTTCACCTTCAACTTTAGGCTGTCGTCTCCAAGCTGCCATTAGTGGCTTAGTCTGGTCGTCTAATGTAGACATACAGATGTTAGCAACACCAGCAGTGATAGTAGTAGTACCATCATTGAAGCTGCCAGTAGGTAGACGGTTGTTAAGGATGATATCAAAGCCATATAACTGACCGATGAATCGCATACCAGAAGCCATACCATTGCGTAAGATATTCTCAGCAAAAGGTGTAACGTCAGTAGTGATGTTCACTAGGCCGTTAAGAGTTGCTTCAACAACTGGATCAGCAATAAACACTCGACCCTGCATTGGAACGTTAGCCTTGTCAAACGCTAAACGCATCTGGATCAAGTAGGTAAGTGCAAAGACATCATTGGTCTCTACTGAGACTAGTCGATGAGCAAAGCCATTAACTAGGTTAGGTGTATTCTGAACTTGTCCACCGTTAGCTACTTCTAAGAAACGAGTCTCGAAGTTCTCTTGGATAGCACGTGTAGATTCAGTAGAACGAGCTGTCATTAACTGATCAACCTGATTACCATCTTCACGTAAGTCATCAGTTACATACCAAGCATCACCAACATAGTCAGTCATTGCAAAGGTAATCTCACCTGATTCAATTGGGTTGTATACTAAAGGAGTGTTCTCAGACGCTTCCTGAATAGTAACAGAACCAACTGTCTTAATGTTTAATGTAGAACCATGAGTGAAGTCACCCACGTCACGATAGAATTCAGTACCTAAAAGGCCGTCATGTAGGTTCATTAAGATGAAGGCAGAGTATTGTTCTGCTTCAATGAACGCTTGTGTATTAGTAGTTAATTGCATTTAGTTTGTCCTCAAACTTGTACATTGAATTTTTTATAGACATCAGCTTTTACTTTAGCCATATAGTCCATCTGTTCTTTTGTAGACGCTCCAAATAGTAATGACTTCTCAGGACGTTGTAATCCTTGATCTGGCATTACGTTAGCAGGAATAGACACACTACCGCTTGTGACGCTAGGTGCTGCTGCTTGTTGTACTTGGAACAGTTGTAGTGCTGCTGCTGGGCTTCGTTGCGAGAGCCCTTGTAAGTCTTGGACAGACATGCCTAGTTCAGCTGCTTTGTTAGCAACCACTTCCTGTGTCTTGTCTCCAAACTTGTTGTTAAGTGCGAGACTCACTGAGTTCTCGTTATTAGTAGCTACTGTTACAGCGGCTTCCTGTTGAGTGTGAGTTTTTAGTAGGTTCAACACACCTGCTTCATCTAGTCCGCTTGCCTGAGGGGTAGCCTGAGGTTCGACTTGAGGAGCCTGTTGTGATGATAATCGAGCTACGACATCTTCAACAGCTTCTTGCTTAGCAAGCTGTTCCTTTAACGCAGCAATCTCCACATCCTTAGCATTGTTCTGATTCTTAAGATCAGGTATGTAGGATTGTGAATGTGCTAATGCGTCCAAGGCTTTAGGAACGCTATCGTATTTTTGCTCTCCACTCTCATTCTTAATCATACTTAACTGGTCAGTAAAAGCAGAAGCTTGAGGAGGAATTGTTTCAGGGGTTGCCTGAGGATTAGTGTTAAATGCTGACTGGTCGGTCATTTATATATCTCTTAAGTGTTTTAGTAGTAGGTGGTAGTCACCTGATTCTTAACTTCTTATATGTCTAATATACTTATTATATATTCTTATATACTTATATATACTAGAAATTTCGTGTTTTTCCTAGTCTATCCCCCTAATAAGGAACAGATTTCTTTAAGCGCCCTATGATAACCTACCATATCTGCTTGTAGATAAGTCCAGTTAGGAGTGTCATATTGATCCTTACTAGTGTTGAACGAAGAGACTGTCTTAGCTTCACACAGCTCTCTAAGTCTCTTACGTACCACTGTAGCAGACTTGAAGGCTGACTCAATGTCAGACTTCCTCTGCTCATCCTTTATACCTGCTGTCCATAGTGTCTTCATACTAACCTACTGGTGGGGCTGTGTCTTGAATGAGTGCTTCTTCTTGAACACGTCCAGCTGTACTAGCTGTCTCCTGCTGTTCAAACACTGCTACGTTAGGAGCAAAGATGTTATAGCCACTGAGCCCTGTTACATCGTTAACAAAGTCTGTGAGAGCAATAGCAGACGTGTGAGGTGCTATCAGTCCAGCTATCGGAGAGTTGAAGATGCCTATGAGGTTCTGTAAGTCCTGTGCTTGCTTAGAGAAGTGTCTAGCTCCCACTGGACGTATAAGACCATTAGCAGTTATATCATCTCTAGTAATAGATAAAAACTCTGTAATACCTAGCTCTGTGTTCTTGATACGTACAATATCACTGCCATCTATGTTACGTCTAGCAGACTCTAGCATATCATTGAGGAGAGGCTCTAAGAGGTTTATCTCGAAGTTAGTAACCTTCTCTTGGAAGATACGACCAGCTGCATTGCTTAGTGTCTGTACTTCTAAGGCTGTCTTCTCTCCAGGAGTACGTACGCCCATAGCTTCTCTAGGAGCACCTGCATACAGCTCCATACGGTCTTCTATGCCTTGCATCTCACTAGAGGCTGCAAGTATACCATTTAGATTACTACCTAGCTCCTGTACATCTCCACCTTCATCAATGTTAATCTCAATCCCTGGCCCCCACTTGAACTCCTCTACCTCTCCAATCACCTTGAGTGGTGGATGGACAATCAAGTCCATAGCATCAGCCTTGAGGTTCTCGAGGTGGTCTAGTCTATACTGAAGCCCTACAAGGTTGTCTAGTGGGCCCATAGCATACAGGTTGTCTGGTCTGAATCTCCAGCCTACGTGACGTATAGGAGCCCCTGAGAACCATGTAGGTATCTGTGTGTTCCTCACTGTATGAGAACGGTCTACAATAGTGATTAGACGTTCTGTCTGTAGCTCACCAGTGTTAGTGTCATGGTAGTCTCCAAAGAACTCTAATATCTCTACGTAGTCACTCATGTAGTATTCATGTATAGAACCAAAGCCATCAGCTTCATACGCTATAGACTTCTCAAAGTCCTCTATGCTATAACCCCCAGCAAGGTTCCTAATCTCCTCTCTACGCTGTAAAGCATCTGTCCAGAACCGGTTCTCTACCTCTGTAGCTGCAAGCTTCTTAAGCTCTCCTATGGTCTTGATAGACCTTACTATCTTAAACGTCTGATCAAAGGACTTAGCTGTTGGGTTGAAGACAATGTCATCAATGCTTATACGAGAGGCTACTGGCCCTATATAGCTAGGAGTGAGAGACCCGTCTTCCATCTCCTTATAGCGTGATTCGAAGTTACTAGTGACAAAGGCATTACCTGTATCAATGTAGTCGTAGACAAGCTTACTAATCTCTGTCCTAAACTTAGTCTCTCTCACCTTGTTAGACATGTAAGCCTTGATAGCCCTAGACTTCTTCTTAACAGAGTCCTCTTGGCTATACCCCTCCCACTGTAGCCAGTCATCGTTAGGGAACAAGCTACTGATGTAGTTGGAGTGTAGGTTGTCTCTTATCTGACATATCTTAGGAATGGTTGTAGAGTTCTTCCAAGGCAATGAGCCTGCTGAAGTAGTTGATGTATCTGTAGCAAAGATGAAGGCGTTAAGCTCTCTAAGCTCTGCCATCTTACCGCTACGTTGGTGGTTAAACTTATCCCACAGGTTACTTATCCAAGCTGCTGGTGCGTCTGCTCCTGTGACAGCTTGAATTTCGGCTATTGAATCACTCATTTATAACTAACGCCTCCGAAGCGTGAATTTGTTTGAACTGCTCCTCCTAAGAAATCAGCCATGCTGCTTCTAGAGGATTGTCTTGGGGCTACAGCAATATCTACTGCTGAAGCTAAACTGTCTTTTATATCATCATGTGCAGGCCTAGCTTTGATAAGCTCTTCCTCTAATTGAGAAGTCCAACCTCCCTCACAGTGCCATACCTCTAGGGCTTCATACCTATGCTCTAGTGAGGATGCTATACGCTCCTCCTTAGTACCCTCTACCTTAGATGGTCTGAATTCGTCTATAGGGAGAGACATACCTTCCTTCTTGATATGATCCTTTATACCATTAACAATGACTGTCTGAGCTACTGTAACCTCTGCCCTGAGCTTATTGAACCTCCACCTAGAGTGTAGTTCAGATATGTGCTTGAAGTAGATGTGTACCTTGTCAGCCTTAAACCTGTCAATGTCTAGTACATATATGTTCCTGTCACAGTCAATACCTATGACGACTATAGCTGTAAAGTCAGCTGCTCTCTTGAGACTGAATGCAAAGTCAATTGCTGCATAGACGTTAAGGCGCTTACCATTGTATGTCCACCTACTGCCCTCCTTCTTCAGGAACCTTGGGTTGTAATACTGGAACTTGTCTTTGCCAATACGCTCAGATCCAGGGTCATTTGGGTCATTGTAGTATTGGGCAAAGAACTGAACTCTGTCACTATACTCTGCCCTAATACGGGCCAACGATCTCTGATCAAACCCAAAAGCCTTCCCGTCACTTCTGACTGATCTGGGCCAAGTAAATACTCCGTCTTTCTCGACAACGTACTCTTGATATTCCCATACAGGCTTCTGGTCAATGAACATGCCTTCAGTGTCATAGTCATCAAAGTGTTGTTCTCTCCAAGTGTGGTAGATGTCTGTGGGGTGGTAGCGTGTACCACAAGCCATAGTGAATCCACCAGTGTTACGTATAGAGGTGAACTGACTACTCTTCCTAGAGACGCTCTCACGTCCATCCTCAGTGTATGCATTCTCTGGTACAACCAAATCATCTGCTACTACTATGTCAGCATGCCAACCAGTTGTGTTGGTTGTTAGACCTGCTGTAGCTATTGTAGCGTCTCGTATACCTTCCTCTTTACGCTTAACATGATCTACAGTCATCTTCATAGCTGACCACTTCTCACGCTTACCCTCCTGAGGATTGATGTACTCAGGGAAGAAGCGCATGAATACGCCACTCCCTAAGATGTTCTGTATAGCGTAGAGCTGAGTCTGGGCTAGCTCTGACGTTGCTGATACGTACAGCATAGTAACTTCTGGGTGCCT